CAGCCGCTATTGCATGTGAAGATAGGTGTCTGTCCATAGACAGGCATTGACGGAATAGGGCAAGATCTCAGTTCTGCGATGAGCTGATTTGCAGTAGTCGCATCGGACTGACGCAGAGCAGCAGTCTGTACATCCTGCGAAGCCTGTCCTCTTGCATAGAGAAGTTCCTGTCTGAGCTGACTGATCTCGTCATTCTTAGCGTCGATCTTGTCAGCGCAAAGCTGATCCTTTATGGACTGAATTCCACCGCTGATCGCAGTCAGGATGTCTCTTGTGTTGCTGGCATCAGCAAATCTTGTTGCGTTGCCCTCGTTCTGGATGATATTCTGTGTCTGGCAGTTGGCGAGCCTGTTTTCACAGCAGCAGTCTGCGAACTGACTTCCGAGAGTGTTGAAGCCCTGATTTACAGCTGTCTGAAGTCCAAACGCAGTCTGCATGTTTGCAATCTGTCTTGCATTAGCTCCCTGCTCAACTCCTGCAAAGCCGTTAGTAAGTGCCATCTGCACATCACCACAGCAGTTGCAAAGCTGTGTGGACAGGTTTCCAATGCTGTCTCTGATAGATGTAACGTTGTTGTTCAGCATTTGGTCTCTGAATCCGTCAGTTGTGATTTCAGCCTGATTCATCCACGGATAAAGCATAGCTCCATCTGCGGCGAATCCACCGACTCCACCGCCGAAGCCTCCGCCCCAGCCGTTATTACCCCAGCCGAGGAGAAGGAGAAGGATGATCCAAGCCCAGTCACCGCCGAAGCCGTTTCCGAAGCCGCCGCCGTTTCCATACATTGGGCTGACAGGCATCACCATATCGTTATCAGTAAGTGCCATCTTGTTACCTCCTTAAAAGGTTGTTAAAAAGTTGTAAAAAGTAGTTAAAAGGTTTATGTCATCACCTTCGGCCGTTAGGTGTTAACATCCGCATGATCTGCTGTGCCCTGCTCGCTGCAGCATTGTATTGAGCTTGAGAAATGCGTCCGCTGTTTAGCATCTGCTGTATTGCCTGATTCGGATCATTTACTTGGCGTTTCAGTTCATTGAGGCTCTTCATAAAGCCGTTCTGGTCAAAGCCTCCCATGCTGTTGAAAAGGTCACTTGCCATCGTTCTTGCCTCCGTTTCTCTTGTCTGCTGTGCGCTCTAATTTTGCCTTCAGAGCGTCTATTTCCTTCTGTATGTCCGCTAACTCGTTATGCGTCACAAAGTCCACCTGAGGCGCAGATTCTGCCTTTCTCGGCTCGCTGTCTCGCACGTTGTAGTCCAGTATTTTTATGCTCGGCATGCCCGATGCATCAGCCGATTTGATGTACACAACATTTGCCTCGCTATCGAAAAGCGGCACGCTTGTATTCGGTGCAACCGGATAGCTCTTAGCTGCGTTTATTCCCTGCACCCAAATCAACGAACTTTGTACATTAGGTTGATTTGCTCCAACGTTTCCAATGTTTTGGAGCGCATTGTTTTGCATTGGATAGTACGGATAGTATGGATAAGCCATGATTCACTCCTTTCTATTCCGGGAATCGAGGATTGACATTCTCGTACCAGACATAAAGCGGCACGAGATCTCCGCTGTCGTAAGTGTCGTAATATTCCCCTCCGTCCACGCAGACCACATGTCCATCTGTGCCAAGCACATAGGTCCCTGTCGGATTGTCATCAGCAAACTGTCTGACCGTGTAGCAGTCCGGGCATGTATTAGGAATATTCGCCCGTCTGAAGCCGTTTTTCCTCAGCGTTGCCCCGATCACGGAATTGCCGGACATGATGTCACCCATGTTGATACCATTGAGGGTAAGCATCACGTAGGCCGCCTCCCACGTTGTATCGAGCGCCTTTGACACGGCTCTTACTGCGCAATCATCAACGCGTCTGCCGACAGGATTGTTGTTGAATTCCACGTATGCCATATTGTTCACCTGTCCTTTCGAGAATAATTTTCGCAATAAAAAAGGCGCTCCACCACGAAGGCAGAGCGCAACTTAGATGCCATATTACACGCATATTTTACGCAATAAAAAAACGGGTCGGCTTTACGCCGACCCAATATGTAAGGAGAGGAAAAAATGAAAAGAACACCCCGAAGGATGCTCTTAACTGGTGAACGTGGGATGGACTTGCACCATCGACCTGCGGAGTGGTTACGGGTTTTCCTCTAACATATGCTTATGCACACTCAGCATATGCCACCTTCATCTCCACCGCTCTGCTTCTGAGCTACCACGCCATATTGGCAGGAGCAGAACGAATCGAACATTCACTCGTGGTTTTGGAGGCCACTGTTCTACCATTAAACTATACTCCCACGATTTTTGAACCAACAGTTCTGTGAAGAAACGCCCGCCCAAGCACGGATGCCTAGGCGAGTAAAAGCAAAGCTTTTTATGTGCAGACCTTTTTCACAGCATGGGACACTTGAATCAGAGGTGCGCTGTGCTTTCGGTAATCTGCTTGGCATACGTTTGTTATCCACATCTGATACTATCCTCTAATCGGTCGCTCCGCAAAGAACGGTCTGTACATACCGCTATCAGATGCTTCGGCACTCTTATGCACCGACCCCTTGTACTTCGGGGAACTTGGCTGAGCGAGTAGGACTCGAACCTACGCATGAGGGAGTCAAAGTCCCTTGCCTTAACCACTTGGCTACCGCCCATTAATGAGCGTAGGCAACGGTGTTACCCATTGTTGGGAGCAGATGCTATCTGTTCCTACGCTCGGTTACTGTTTAAGGATATGATTATTATATCACAGATGTTTGAACAATACTTCTTGAGTCTTGTATATAATGTTCTGGATCTGCCTCGGAGCAAGGCCAAATTCTTCAGCCAGCCGTTCTTGTGTAACACCGTCGAACATAGCACGTTTCAGAATCTTCCTGTCTCGTTCTGCATTTCTCCGGCAGATCACCCATTGGTCAATGAGTTCTTCAAGTTCGGCTCTGGAATATTTAGTTATGTCTTTCATCGCTTAATCACTACCTTTGTATGCTTGCCATAGGTATGCACTCTGTAGCGTGTGCCTTTGACATTTTTCCTATTCTTCTTGACCTTCTTCTTGACCACTACTCTGCCCATTGTTTATCGTGCCTGACGCTCCATCGCCCATATAAGCGGCATTGCTGCCGTCTTTTCCGTCAACGGTAATATCTGCATAATCGTAGGACATAAACTCGTATACACCGACTCCGATAACAATGGCTTGCATGACTATGATAATCACCAGCCAGCGTATGATTTTCATCAGTCTCGACATATCAAGCTGGTGTGCAATCAATGGAATTGTCGCCATTCTTTCTTCGTCTTTGATTTCCATAAAGTCCTCCTAGTCTCTTTTTATGAGAAATTCCTGCACCTTTGATTCTTGCTTAGCCATCTCTCCTGTGTTGTTGTCAGTCCTCAGATGGTTCAGTATCACCAAGTCGTCTTGCAAAAGCAGAGAAATTGCTTTCAGTACGAACCCGAATTGAGTCTCAAGCTCTTTGATTCGCTTATTATCATTGTCCAGCTTGGCGTTGACATCATCAGACGGTTTTTTCAGTCCTTTTATCAGCTTGATAAGCCAGCTACCCGCTACGCATATAGTGGAGAATCCGCCACATATCGCAAGCACTCCCAGTATTAAGTTTTGCATTGTCAGTGTAATCAATAATTTGCCCCTCTACTTTCCGATATATCTGATGGCTACCTTGCAAGGGTAAGCCAGCTTCCATGAACGCTTTTTAACTGTGTTTGTGCTTGAGGATGAGTCTATGATCTTGCCGTTACCCACATATACAGCGATATGCCAAAATTCGTTGTTCTTGTAGTAGATGACAATGTCGCCGACTTCCAGATCTGATTTCTCGACGTTCTGCAGGACCTTGAAGCTCTTGCCTACCTTGTCGTCAACGAACTTCTGCGCCTTCTTCAGACTGTTCTTCAGCAAGTATGTATAATTGTCATTCCCGCCGAGGAAGCCGTTGTTAGCGCATTTAATTTTAGTCAGTCCCAGACCGTGATGCAGGTATGCGGAAACAAGTCCGATGCAGTTAAAGCCCCAATAGCTACCGCCCTTCTTGTGGTCGTGGCAGATTGGACATTCTTTAGCTTTGGCAGACCCATCCCAATTGACATAGACATAGCCTTTCTTGGTCTGTTCCTCTGCCCATGCGATACCCTTGTCAATCAGCTTTTCAACCTCAGTCTTATCCGAGTATTTGTCAACCAGCTTCTTGGCTTTCTTCAAGGATGCACTACCGAAGATTCCGTCAACAGCCAGCTTATAGGTTTTCTGATATACCATCAGAGCATACTCGGTCTTTTCGCCGAAGATTCCGTCAACATCGAGCTTCGCCTTTATAGCCCAGTTGAGAAATCTCTGTAATCTCTTAACGTGCTTTCCAGTACTCCCCATCTTGAGAGTCTTTTCGGGTAGCATCTTGCCGTAAGGTTTGGACGGCCTGTAATCAGTAGCCTTTATCTCTTTGCTCTTGACCTGTTCTCCTACTCTTTCAGCGATCCATAACTGACCTACGCACCCTTTCATTGAGGTCTCGTAACAGTACCATCCGCTGTGGTTACGAGCACCCGAATCCTTGGTGTAGAAGTAATGCTTGCCGCCCTTCACCTTGTAATTGGCGAACATGATATAATGTCCGTTCCCCGTCCACACTGTACCATCGGGAGTCTTGTACCACTTCTTCTTTCTTTCTGAATAACCACCGTAGAAGAGAATGATTCCGATTCTGTTTCCCTTATCGAGTTCTTTCCAAGCATCGGTCATCGGCATCGACTCGGTAATCCACTTAGGCGAATACCCAAGATGTTTCAGAGTCAAGGTGATTCCGTTCCATGTCGTACCCTGTCCTTTGACAGCAAAGCCGTGATTGACCATCCATTCTCTTAATGAGTTCGGGGTGTAGTCTTTGTACTTGGTCTGCTCGATAGCCATATGAGTGCATGCAAGCAGTCCGCAACCACAGCCACTTACTGTTGAACCGCTCGGATAAGCCTTACCACCCCATCGTGAGTCGTACTGTTTGAAGATGGTTTTATTCATCGTCATCACCGTCCTCATCATCTTCATCAAAGAAGTAATCTCCGACATAATCGATCTCTTTCTCAGCCTTTAACTGACGAGTGAGTCCTGTGCCGATGCATCCTTCTTCCGTATAGTTGTTGTTGCGATAATGCGAGCAATAACCCCACACGACTGCCGTCACGATGCACAGAGCCAGCTTATAGATTGCTTGAATCTGAGCGTCTGTGAACTCGATGATGTGGAATGCTGACAGGAAGTCTATGAGTGCTGTGAGTACAGCTATCACAGTCTGCTTTCTTGTTTCTGCATCCATGCCGATATACTTGTTGATAATGTCGTTCATTTCTCTCCTTTCCTCTTTCTGCCCTTGTGGGCGATTAGTTCGTTGGGAATAATATACAGTTTATGGTTTGATAGGCTGGAATAGTCACAGGCTTATTAGCATGGGTCACTCTCGCAGTTATCTCCCATGAATATGTCCCAGTCGTAGGCACAGTTATTGTTCCAAATCCAACAACAGGGGCATTGTTTTGAGGAGCGGCATTTGTTGTAGTGGTTCCGCCCATGCTGGAGCCTATTTTCAAACCCAGAGCAAATTGATAAGAACCCTGTGTCCATGACGCCGTTGCGCTGGTAAAGAAAATATATCTGCCTTTATAGAACTTTGCCGTGCCAGATGCTAATGTTACCCAGTCTGTAGATGCCACAGTTTTATTTGTGGTTCCTGTTGTCCCGCCAATCAAATTAGGAACGCTCTCATATTGTCTCGTCACTATCTGCGTCAGCAACGCCTTCAGGCTCTTGGTCATATGCTCTCCTCCTCGACAGGATAGTGCCTGTACGACTCTCTCGCTATGACTTTCAATTCCTCATTCAGCACACAGCACGAATGTATATAGACCGTACTTATGGCGGCATAGTGTAATACTTCATGCCACTTAGAGAGAGCTTCATTCTGTGTCTGTTGCTGGAATGTAAGTATTGATGCTGTACCGTCTGCATTCTGCTGTGTTTCTATGACGTAAAACATATTGCCTCCTTATCTTATATCCACCCCATGTTGTGTAATGCCGTATATAGTGCCGCATCACTTGTAGTTGCGTCATTCGGGTCTATCTCAAGAATGATGTCTCCATCTATGTATGTGCTCGGCAACGTCAGTGTCTGCCCCGATTCATACTTGTGCATGATTCCCATGTACACGCCATTATTGTCCCCGTACATGTCTATCGGGAGTATCGCTGTCGGTACTGTAGCTCTGGTACTCGCTCTTGCCGTGGTGTGACCAGCATCGTACAGTAACACCGTGACTTCGAACGACTCATCCTGTGAGAACACGTCTGTCGGCTTGAAAGAGAAATTCGAGGTCAGAGTAGGCGTGTATTGATGACTTCCAATCGTGATCTGACAAGCTGGAGTAATGGCTGTAGTCCCGCCATCCTCAGAACAAGCTGTCCAGTCAAACGTGATGAGGAAATACTCGCCATCGTCAGCTTCGGTAGTATCTGATGCAGAGCTTGTAGCTGTTCTCTTTACAGTGAGATTGCTTATGGTCGGATATACGTATTTGACCGACCACACCGCATACAAGGTAAGGTTTTGCGTGATGTTCGGAGCACTACCCGAAAGGGCGTAATTCGTGCCTGTTCCGTCCGCTTTTGTGTTCCACCTTAATAACTCATATTCGACACCGACACCGTTCACCGTGCCTGTTCGTGAGAATCCACTTCCGTTGCTCAGTGTCAGAGCCGAGTCGTACGTCTTGGTCTGAGCCGTTATCGTACCGCTACCACCGTTGTTGTTGTAGGATATGCTGTATTGGTTGGCTTTCCATACTGCGTATAGCTTAGTGTTTGCGCTGAACGAATATGCGGTATTGAAGTTGTATGATGAGGTCGTTGCCGTACTTGACGTAGACCACCCTATGCACGTATATCCAGTTTTGGTCGGCTTGGTTGACGATATGGTAAGCGATACAGACGTATTCGAGTTGTACGCATATCCTGTCTGCGAGGATGGTGCGCCCGAACCGCCGTTAGCGTCATAGGTGAGAGTTATCGTCTTACGCCATATCGCATAAAGTGACGCACCGCTGTTAGCTGAATAGGTATCTCCAGCTTTATATGCTGCGCTTGTTGCGGTATTCGATGTTGACCATCCTAAGAACGTGTATCCGCTTTTAGTTGGAACACCAGTCTGTAATTTCAGCGGTTCGTTGTACCACTTGGTCTGACCGCCTGGTGCTCCGCTACCGCCGTTAGCGTTGTAGGATATAGCGTATGAGGTCTTGACTGGAACGGTAAAAACATGCGACACACCGCCTGTATCTCCGCTTTCAGTTTGAGTCAGTTCGAGGCGGATGCTTTTACTAACAGCACTGTGTTCTTTGCTCCACGACCACGTTATCGGCAGTATTTCAATAGTTTTTTGCGAATGCGCTGATATATACGAATATCCGCTGGCTCTCTTAGTTGTTTGCCCCGAACCACTAAGCGCTATGGCCGTAGACTGGTGTCGGCGTTCATCGGTGTTGTTTTTTACATCGACTATCCCCTGTACGGTGAGCGAGTAAGTAGTATCGTTATCCGTGGCTACGTTATAAATCAAACGCAAAGTATACTTCAAATATCCGTAATCATATGTTCTTACTTCATATGCCATATACTTCTCCTTATGCTGGTGAATACCTCAGAGATATTCTTGCCCCGTCATTTCTTATCTTCCACAGATAATGACCGATTCTTAACTCGTTCGTTATCTCAGCGGATTTAATGTATAACTTGTTTCCGCTGATGTATGCGACTCGGTTCACGCTTGGATCGTTGTCATCTTCTGCGCCTTGATAGAATCCAAGTCCGTTGCTCGGTGATAACGTGATGTGAACACCACTCTTGTCACCAAGCATGACAGAGCTTGTGTACTCTGCTACGGTGTTGCCGTTTGCATCTAACAGATAAATTCCTGTACCTGTAATCTGCATCTTTGCGCCGTGGTCTTTATCCATCTGAACGTATAGTCCAGTTTCAGTGAGAGCCAAATGCGTAGACACATATGCAGACACAGCTTCATCGACAGACGTTAATTCATAGAATCCTTCATCATGAGGATTTGACACAGGAGTATCAACGACATAGCTTCCGTCGACGAGTTTGAAGTACCACTTTCCGTTTATGACTTCCGTATCGCTCGTGCGGTCATATTGTCCGTGTTCGGCAATCCAGTTGACAGCGCCGACTATGTCCTCTATCTCAGTCAGATGGTAGTACGCCTTGTTCGACATCTTCTGTGCTTCACTTGCGTCATGGCTTGCTGACTCGGCAGAAGCTAATGCGCTCTGTGCGTATGTGTTAGCATCTTGCGATGCAGTCAGAGCACTTTGAGCGGAATCATTGGCGTCCGATGCATATTGCCTTGCTTCATTCGATGAATCGAGTGCGTCATTCGCATAATCAACAGCATCTTCCGCCGCTTCTCGTGCAATGCCAGCGTCCTCCACCGCTTGTTCGGCAGATTCTCTTGCTATCCTTGCGTTCTCAACAGCCTGTGATGCAGATTGACGTGCGGTATTAGCATCCTTCACGGCGTTATCGGCAGACGCCTTTGCTATCCCAGCTTGCTCAGTAGCGGCATCGGCGGCTAACGTAGCCCTTATAGCTTCACGTTCTGCTTTCTTTGCATACGTATCGTCAGTTGGCGGCGAAGTGGCGTTGCCGATAACATACGCTTTACCGCCCGATACATTGACTCTTACGGAATCGCCTTTCTTAGCAGAGACAGCCATTAAAGCCGGTGTTTCAGCAACACCGCCAGCAACATGGACATACGCAATACCACCTTCGACTCTTACGACTTCTGCCGTTGTATCGTAGGGCTTAGTACCTTTGTCTTGCTGAGACTTTAGTATCGCCTTTGTGAACTTATCTATACTGTTCATATGCCTACCACCTCCTCAGAAGTAGAAGCACCATAACCTAACTGTATGCTTTGAGAATTGACGCAGAAAATACCGTTTATCTGCTGTGCTGGGTAATGCAACTCGATAAGGTCTGTCGGATAAATTTCGGGTCTGTACCGCCTTTTGTAATTGACTCGGTAATTGATTCTCTGCAATTCGCCTAAACGTCTTATTGCGTAACTCTCAAGTGATTCACCGTCGTTCAAATTGCAATCCGTTTCTTCGACCCATAGTTCTCTGCCACGATTGCCCACAGATAACGGACTCGTCGTGTCCTTGTAAGTGACGCAGTTGGTGTCGGTTACGCATCTTATTACGTTCGGCGCTGAGTACCAGTCGTATGACACGGATAAATCTGTTTCAATCACGTCATTCTCAAGCGGGTCGAACATGATTATCGGTTGCCTTGCGGGTTCGCTTATTCTTATTGTTCCGTCACCCATAATCTGCATACGCCATCCGACTGCGAGCAGAATCTTGTCGGTCATTGATAAGCGTGTCTCGCCTTCTTCCGCTACGATGTGGCTCTTTAATTTCGGCATTTCGCCTATTATTTCGACTGGTGCTGGGGTAGCGGACAATAAATCTTTTATAACGGTGCTTGCGTTCGTATTAGCTGGCGCATACCATCCTCTCGGCAGGAATATATCTTGACACGGTTGGAGCACCGAGCTACATGCTACGGTGTTCGTATTGACGACTCCGTAGATGTCTCTGTCGGGTGCGGATGCCAGCCCCGTAAACAAGGCAACGTGTTCTCCGCTACCGCTTTGCCGTGCATCAAGATATATCCTTATCCATCGTTCTCTTGTTTGGTCGTAGTTGATGCAAGTGAGGTCGGCGGCATTTCTCAGCCCCTCATTGGTGCGTGAGATACTACCGCCTGTTATTTCAATCCTCTCTATGTCTTTCCACGAATCGGGGTCAACGACCTTGATGTACGTCTCCGCTGACAATCCCATATTCCAATCAATCATTGCCAGCCTCCCACTCTGCAAGCGTCATGCCGTCCATTCCGTCGCTGTCCACCCTCGTGATTTCAAGGGCAAATTCAGCGATAAGGAATCCTCTGTCATGACTCCATGTTTCCGATACCTGTACATCAGCCGCATAGGACGAGCCGTCGGGTGTTCTTACGTGACATACTCCCGTGAATACGGCAAGCCTACGCATATCCTTTATCGTCTCTTCGTCGGTCAATGTAATCGAACAGCTACTCACTGAACTTGTACGTCTTACCGCTGGATTCCAGTCGCCTTGTATCGAACCGCCTAAGTACGACGTTTCGACGAAGTCTTTCTCCCACTTGTTGTCAACGTCCAAATTCCTGTCAAGTTCGACTCTGCCCGTTCCGAAGTCGATAATCGACTTCTTAGCGTCTAATCCTTCTTCAGGGAACTCTGCATCGCTTGATGTCTCAAAGTCCTTTACAGCGAGGATTTTGTCCGCTGTGATAAAGTCTCCGTTGATGGTTCGATAGACTATCCTGTGACCGCCAAATTCTCCGAGTGTAGGGTACGGATCTACGTATGTCGTGCCGAACTCAGCCCTTGCTACGATAAGCTGTGGCGTGTCTGCTGATAATCTGTATATCTCGCAGTAATCGCCATCCCACGCATCTTCGGGTCTTATCGGAGTTATCTTCACGATGTTGCCGTCCGTTTCAACAGTAGCATCGGGCATTATAGCTTGGTGTTCCCACATAACCTCGAAGTCGATTGATGCTTCTGCCGATTGCCCCATCAAATCCTTGACAATGACCGCCAATCTGTAAGCACCGCCATCATCAAGTGCGCCCTTAAGGTCGGATATGCCGAAGCTAAAATCGCCATCGCCATTTCTTGTATTCAGCAGAACGATTTCGCCCTCATGTCCTTTGGCTTGCTTTTCATCGGGTTGTTGTACGAAGTACGGGCGTGACCGTTCTACATACGCCGTGACCGTTCCCTTGTCGCCTATTCCTGTGGCTGATAAGGTCAACGGCATTACCGTGAGGAAGTTGCCAGTACGAGCGTCATCCAGCGTACTCACTTCTAAGTCCCCATCACTCCACACGTTGTTGGTTCCTGTAAGCAGAGCTATCTGCTGTGCTGTGAGGGTGTAGTCAGTTCCTTCCGCACCGATGTTGACGACTTGCGCCCCGATTGTCGGAGTTGTGCCAGCAATGTATTCATCTCGGTCTGATATCCATTCGCCTATGAGTGTTTCGCCATCGTATGAAGCATAGTACGGCTTCGAGTTGAGAGTGCCTTTTATCACATCCAGCGTACCGCTGTAGACTGTACGTCCGAGGTCGGTGGTGTAGGTTGTGCCATCTTCAGCTTCGGTTGTCGGTGATACAATGGTTTCCACTTCCGTCCGTCCGCTGATTGGTCTTACGTTGTCTGGACTTGGTGTACCCGAACCACTCTGTATCGGCTCAAGTGAGACCTTTAAGGACTGTACTTCAGTAATCCCTTCTGAGTTGTCTATGGTGACTATGTCTCCAGTGTAAGTCTGTGGGTTATCGCCCACAGTCTTGTATTCGAGCGATGTTTCCGTAATACGCGCTTCAGGTACATTCGATACAAACAGCTTCGCTGGCATACTCCATTCAGACTGCAATCCCGATGTTGACGTTACCTTGACTACGAGATGGTATTCAGTGTCGCCTTCAAGTCCGTATGTCTCGGCGTATATCGTTGCAGTTGTCGTTGCGTCATTCACGCTTACAAGCTGTCTTACCGGAACACCTCCATCGTCGCATATCCATACCGTAGCGGATTGTTGCTCGAGCCCATCCTCACAGAAATACGTCCACGATATGTCGGTCTTTCCCAGTAATGCTGGAATCGAAGGATCTGATAACGTCACCGACGGCGTTGCTGGATTAGTTCTCAAATCGACTTGTACAATCCCGCTTGACGCCGAATATTTCCCAAATATCAGCTTTACTCTTGCGTACCATATCTTCCCTGTTTCAAGGTTCGATATATCAAGGAAGTCCTGTTTCGTGTTTTCTATCGTCGTGGTTTCAAGCCCGTCCGTTGCCGTCCATGCTCCAATGTTGTCAGCCCATGAGATTTCCGCTGATTCAGCATCATCCCATGCCCACTCCCAAGATATTCTCGGCGTGTTCAGCTTTTCTGTTCTTGTGAACGTGACGCCTGTCGGAGCGATAGGTTCAATCGGGAGGTCGAAGGGTTTCTCTATGTAACCACTGTACGCATTGGCGGCTTTGAACCTTGCTCTTACGTACCACGTTTTATCCCTTTCGAGTTCGTTTATGTAGAACACCCCGTTTGATTCACGCTTGTCAAGTTCTTCCGAATCAGGTTTCTTGGACGAGTTCCATGCGTTCGAATCATCAGCCCACGATATTTCTATCGCATCAGCTTGCGAGAAATCGTTCCACCGCCATGTGACACGCAGACCGTCTTTCCCGTTCCGAGTGACGCCAAGCGATGTTGGCTTTGCGAGGTCTGACGACTTCAAGGTGAAACTGGTTGCATCAGACCATTTCGTTTCGCCACGGCTACTCTTTGACCGCACCCTGTACCAATACTGAACGTCATAGTCTATGTCCGTTATAGTTGTGCTTGTCGTGGTTATTGCTGATGTTACAGTCCAGTTAACTTGGTTGGTCGAATACCCGACTTCCGCTTCTTCTGCATCGCCAAGTACAGAAGTCCAGCTTAGATTGACCGAACCGACCGCACTACCCTTCGACACGTTGATTGAGACAGGGCAATAAGCATAAGGACTCGCCGCCGTCTTAGGATAGAAATACTTCGATACGTCAGATGTTTTGCTGCTTCCCCATTCTGCTCTTGCCTTGAACGTGACCTTGTCGATGTTTGTCGGCAGAGTATAGCTTGATATTTCAAGCTCGCCGTCTATCGTGTAAGTCTTTGTGGTCGTGATAGCTCCCGCATTGTTGTAGTGCGGTACATCCACTTTCACAGCCACGCCCGATAACCCTGACGAATACGACTCGCCTATCGTGAGCACCCTCGTTTCCGAATCGTATTCAATGGAAATATCCGTAGTTTGCATCGGCTTTACACCGCCGAATCTTATGAACCTCGGGTTGCCGTATTGAGTCCTCGTGCCGTGTATCGAGTCGACTCTGAACCATAATGCTTCGTCATGGTCAAGGACTGACGACAGCGTGAACGGAAACGCTTTCTGATGGTTAGGCTGAACACCGCCCGCATCATCCCAGTTTGCGCCCGCTGGTACATCCCAGTTCGTGCTTGTCGGAGTACCCATGAGGTACTTGACTTGGAATCCGTCAATCGGGCGTGCGAATGTAGCTGGACTCTTCCAACTTACGTCACACGTATAACTCGATGTACCCGTCGCCGTTCCGCTTGATATAGTGACTTTCTGCGGCGTAGCGTAAGTGTAATAAGCTGGCGTTGACCATGCGCTTGTGCCGACTGCACCTATTGCCCTCGCTCTTACGACTCTCGTGAACGTGTTCGATGATGTGAACACGACGTTGTTGTTCTTTGTTACAGAACCGCTTGCACTTGCGCTCGTTCCCGTAGACCACCCCTTCTGAGTGTTATTCCACATGCCCTCGGGAAAACTTGCGCTTGTCTGATTTTCGACAATAAACGTCTGATACTCTATGCTCGAGAACGGATAGTCGTTGGTTGCGCTAACACTTCCGACGCTCCATGACAATGTGCATTGAGCATCACCCGAACCCTGAGCCACACTGACAGTCGGTACTTGCGGAACTCGAAATGTTCTGCTCGCCTGTACCCAGTCAGACCATGCTGGTACGTGGTGTTTTTGCTTCGAACCGCTACCCGTGTAATAATCGCCTTTTCTGCCTCTTACACGTATCTTTGATGCGTGATATGTGATCCAGTCCGACAGCGTTCCGATGCTCTTCTTTCGGGTTGACTTGCCGACAGAAATATCCACCCACATATACGTCATACTGGTAACGTAGCTCTTTCCGTTCCATACTGTTCGTGGATGCAGTTTGTATACTTGAAGCTCCTGTCCATCATCGTAATTGGCAGAACCACACTCCCATTCGGCATACAGGTTGTTGCCGTTTCTTGTTATTTTTACGCCTTTTGGCGCACCGCTTTTTTTCGCCATCAGATGCTCCTCATATTTAGCTCAAGTCTGCGTGTGAATCTGTCAGCAAATGCCTCAGCATTATCCGCTTCATGTATAGTGATATTGTTGTAGATATTTATGACCTTACCGCTGTCCGACGTCGCTTCTCTTATGTCGTCCATAAGTGCGCTTCTGCCATAAAGCATTTCGTCACCAGCCTCGCCCGCTCCGAACAGTGTTGCGTTTCTGAACATGTACGGTGTTTCCATCGCCTTCTTGTACCAACTGACGCTGAAATGCGGAGCTGACGGAGGGTTAAGGCTGAACTTTCCAGTCACCTTGAAGTGAGGCAACTTGATCCCGCTGATGATATTGCCGATTCTGAACGGGAAGAAGCCCTTTATGGCGTCTATCGCACTGCGTACCTTTTCCTTTGCAGACTCTATCTTCGAGCTTATTGAACTCTTGATGCTTTCAAACGCACTCGATACCGTTCCTACTGCGCTCTTCAATGAATTGAACGCAGATTTTATACCGCTCACCGCTGACGTAATCTTCGACTTTACCGCCGACCATGCGCTGCTCACGATGTTTCGGAACTTCTCGTTGTGCTTATATAGCGTGACGAACGCAACCGCCAAGCCCGCTAAAAGAGCAACTACTATCCCTATCGGATTCGCCGCTAACACAGCATTGAGCGCAGTAAACGCAGTCGTCACCGACTGGATAATGTTGCCGATGTTTATAGCTACGGCGAATGTCCCGAACGCCGTAGCAAGTCCGAGGATAATCGGGCCGAGGATATCGGCGTGCTCGATGCACCATGTCAGTCCCTGAACAAGGTCTCTCAATACTGGCTGAAGGTCGTCAGAGACCTGTATCTGCAATCCTTCAAACGCCGACTTCAACAGCGTGATGTCTCCAGCGAGATTGTCTAACTGTGTGTCAGCCATCTTCTGAGCCGCACCAGCAGAGTTGTCTATAGCGCCTGTTAATTCATCCCATCTTTCAGCCGATGTTCCGAGCAGAGCGTTTACATTCTTTAAGTCTCTGGCATTGAACGTCTTGTTGATTATGTCTGTCCTTTCCTCGTCAGTCATGCCTTCCATAGCATCACCCATATCGAGGAAGATGTCTTTCAGAGATCTCAGATTGCCCTGCGCATCATATGCCTGGACACCCAACTCGCCGAATGTCTTTTCAAATTTGCCGCCCTGGATGGATGTGAGCACGTTCCTCAGTGCAGTACCGCCCTCAGCACCCTTCGTGCCATTGTCTGCGAGTATTCCAAGTGCTGTCGACAGCTCTGTCGTACCGCCCGACAATACCTTCGCTGTACCACCAACAGTGAGGATAGCCTGTCCAAGCTGTTCAACGCTCGTGTTAGACTTCGATGAAGCCGCCGCCATCTGGTCTATCATCTTCGTTGTTTCCGCCTCGGTAAGTCCGAGCGCAGAACTTGCATCCGTTACCATGTCCGACGCAGCCGCAAGGTCGATGTTGCCCGCAGCCGCAAGGTTCAGCACATTCGGCAGCATACGCATCGACTTTTCAGCATCATATCCAGCAAGCGCCATGTAGTTCAGCGCATCAGCTGATTCTGTTGCTGAAAACTTCGTCGTTTGTCCCATTTCCTGCGCGAAATTCCGCAGTTTGTCAAAGGTCTGCCCCGCTTCGCTCGTCTTATCATTGATCTCGTCTACCGAGTAACCCATTGTTGCCGCTACCTGCGACATTGATGAATCGAATTCCATGCCGGTCTTTGCCGAGCTGACGCCGAAAGCGGCCATAGCGGCACCCATACCGAGTGCCGCCGCTCCTATTGCTTTCTTCGTCTTGTTGACCGATGCGACCATCGAGTCTCCTGACTTAACCGCAGTACCCTTAGCCGCCGCCATCGCGCGATCATATTCACTTGAATCCAGCGTCAGTTTCGCTACTAAGTTAAATAGGTTCATTTCCTAACCTTTCCAGTTTGTCGGATATCGATGAAATCACTTGTTCTGCTGTCTTTTCCGGTTCCTTTTCATCCTTCGGTTTCATCAAATCAAGAATGTCATAGTACCGCATCTTAGGCGCTGAGCCACCAAATGTGTGCGCTACAGAATCGTTAATAGCTTTTAGCCTGTCTGTGACATACACCTTGTAAGCCTGTTGCTCCATCCTTTGGTTGTAGTGAAGAATGCAGTAATCTATGAACCACAACCTTCCCATAAGGTCCAGCTTTTCGAGATCTACATCAGCGACGCAGTGACCGAACTCGTCAGCCCCAACTTCGCCAATGAACCGAAAAAACTTAATACGCCCGGATCTTCAATAAGCTCAGATATGCAAACGAGATATTCTGACATCGTGTGGTTATCGACATCCTCCGGCTCTACAAAACAGCAGAGCGCAAGAAGTTCGAGCGTCCCGTCCGCATTCGTTTCAAGCATCGCTTCAAGCATGTCAAAAGCGTTCTTCCTTGCCTGTTCAGCAAACGCCTTTTTCCTTGCCTCAATGTTTGCCGCAAGTTCTTCTTTGTCTTCGACTTTCTTCGTCTCGATCTTCGGCATCCTTGACCTGATCTCAAGAATCTTTGTAGCTGTCAGCCATTTGTCTGCAGCTATTCTGATCCTGTTGGTCTGCTTCAGAAATTCTCTCGGTCCGCAACTTGCAAGTGTTTTCATCGTTTACCCTCCTCAAACTCTGTTTTTATGCTCCGGTCGCTCCGGTCGCTCCTGTTGCTCCTTCAGGTTCCATACTATAGAATTCCATCGGAACTACGTTCTGTGCGTTAATCGATGAGTGCCCCTTTATCGTAAGAGCAACCTGACCCTTTCCGTTCTTTGTGGTCTGCAGTGAGAATCCGCTTTCCGACAAAGCGTTCTTCAGCTTAATAGCAACAAGGCCGCCATCAGCCCTGTCACCTACCCACCACAAATCACCGAAGTCAGTCTGTTTGATGTCGCGTCTTGGTATGATCTTTGCTTCGTTATTTTCATCGACATCAGCTGCGCCAAGTGCGAGCCTGATAAGTTCCGGCGATGTGCCCAGACTGTTCGTCTGGATCTGACATGTCCAGCCATCAAGGTGCTTACCTTCCATCGTGTCGTTAGGAGCGTTGTCAACGTCCTCAAACATGTCTGAATAGGCAGGAACACAGCTTGGATTGATACCGCCGGTAGTAGCACAGATTATGTCCTCGTCAGCCGGCGCTTGCGGATTAGATGGATCAAATGTTTTCAGAAGTACACCTGCATCCATCTGCATCTCTTCAAATGTCGACTGCGGGATCACTGTAAATCTTCCCATAGCTTTATCCTTTCTACGGAGCTAAATACTCCGCCATAATATTGATATAGATTCTTCGTGTGGATTCGTCCTCGTCACTCATGCGCTGTGCAAACGGTGTACCCCTTGTGACGTACAGATATCCAATCTGCATCGGTATAGTCTTTACCTGTATCAAAGCGTCGGAGATTTCTTCAGCTTTCTGCGATATCTCCTCCCATGACATGGTATTCTTTTTCCATATCGACGCTGACATTGGTACCGCCCTGTCGAGGCTGTCTACCACAGCTTCATACGTAATGTAAAAATCCCCGAGATTAGCACCTTCGGGGACTGTTGTTGATTCGTATGCAGGGATTCCAAACGAATTCCAGAAATAGTGTAATGCTTGAAATTTATCAAGAGCGTCAGTTAACTGTTTTGCAGTCATAATATGATTCCTTAATCTTCAAGGCACCCAGCTTTCCTCCACGCTTCTATGATTTTTGGCGCCTGTATAGCTACCCAATCAACAATTGCCTCGTTGTGCATGTCGTCCGTTTTCCATTGGAAACATTCTGCAATACCGCTCTCGAACATAAAGGCATGTATGATCTCATGCCTCAATACTTTGCGGTAATACCACTCCGGATCACTTATCTCAAACGAGCAATTTTTGTCATTGATATCTATTACAACGATCCTTTTGCTAGATCTGTCGCAATAACCATCTGCTGTTTCGAGAAAACTATCTGCCTTGCAAGTTGATTTCACGATAGCGTACTTCGTTCCAAGCACGTCAATCGTCATGATGTAACCTCCCACTCTTCTGCCGTGACTCCGGCTAATACCCTTATGTCAGGGCTTGCGCTGTCCGGTGCAAAGTTGTCTTCACCGTTTGATGTTGCTCTGAACACCTTGCCGTCTTTGTTTCTCCGAAATACATCGTGATACTCCAACTTCAAGGTCTTCGGGTAATAAAAGGTGTAGCGGTCTCTTGCGCCCTGCACATCACCGATGCGGGCTTCAGTCGAATCATCGAACTTGAATGTCGCTCCGAATGTTGCGCCATCCGTCCATATCGTCTTGTACCCACCGTAGCCATCGTCTACGACCTGCTTATTGAGGATGGTGTAATCATCCTTCAATTCTTCCAGTAGCGTCATATCGTCCTCCTATATTTTGCGCCATCTATTCAACTCGCTGGCAAACATACTCTGCCATGTAGGACCCGACCCTGAGTTGGCATTCCCCGAACCCGAGCCGGCTTTTGACCAGCTCCGACTATAGTCACCGAACGATTCAGACATGGATTGATACGGAGATGAGACCGTGTCTCCGTATTGATTGATCCATGCTGTAATGCGTTCCGATAGCTCAACAACTGCAGGAGGGACAGCCATTGACCATATCGCACCCTTAAACACCTCATCAGTTAATTCGTCTACGCCGTACTTGTGTACGCCATCATTGAAAACAGACCCTATAACGCGAAAAAACTGACCGTCCTGCAAAGAACCGTCGGGTACAGATATCTCTCCATCAGTAATCGTGAATGTACCAACGTACTTCTCACGCTCAAACCAGTTTTTCAGTTCTTGACACAGTTCGGTCAGTCCCATATCTATTTCTCCTTTTTGCGCTTCTTAGGCGCTTTTTTTACTTTATTGGTAGTTTCCTCAGTAGCCTTGTTTTCGTCCTTCACGGGCTGAATTTTGGCTTCTGGTGCCTCGATAAGCGGTACTCCTATCTTGTTAGCAGAAGTCGAAAGTTCTTCAATCCGCTCTTTAGACACCTTAACACCACGCCGGGGGAATGTCTTTCCAACAGCGTAGTAATGACTGTTGTCCTGAAGATCTAAAAACTCATGTATTACCTTATACATACATCCTCCTCAATCTGCGAATTGAACATGCCTGAGCATGTGCCCGCAGTTCACTCTTGTGTCTGTGAATATCGGGATGCCCTTCGCCTTGCATTGTTCGCAGAAATACAGATCTTCCGATAGCATGCCCCTGCTTTTGTAGTTCACCCAGTCATACCAAGGATACTTGATGCGTCTGAACATGTCCGTCTTAATCAGCGCACAGCCCATGCCGCCGCCGTGTATCTGCACCTTGTATTCGCCTTTATCTTTCAGAGACGAAAGTTCGGCTGCTGTGTATTCACTCTCCAGCGGATAGTTGAAATACAGTTTGCCGTCCTCCATGTGAAGTTTACATACACACGTCCGTCCTCTGTAGATGTTGTCTGAATCTCTGTGTGCGTAGAACCCCAGACAGACATCCTTTGGATCATCAAGCAGATTGATCAGCGCGTCCTTTGGAAGGACAACATCGTTGTCTACCATGAGTACATAATCAACAGCCTTATCCATTGACATCTGAGCGATCCTGTTCCTTGCCGTAGCACAGTCATACCCGCGCACGAACTCAAACGAGGCTTCATGTCCCGACGTGTCCAAGTCGTAAATAGACTTGAACGTATCAGGGTAGATATTCTCAAATGTGGGTACTGCTATCAGGATTTTCATATCATGCTCCTTATTAAATCGAGCACCCGTTCAGTTGCGTGCCCGTCACAAGCTCCAGCGTGGAAGTTTCTTATTCTCTCAAAATTGTCGTTCCATCTTGCTTCATGAGCCATGTCCATTAGCTCTTCCTCTTTTTCGCAGTAATAGTCAGAATAGCTGTACGGATATGGCAGATACACACCTCTTGTTTTGAGGTAGTATTCCTTATCCTTTGCAAACAGCACTGCGGGTTTTCGCATGACATAGGCATCAAACATGATAGACGAGTAATCGGTTATCAAGACGTCGCACCACATAAGGTGAGGCGCTGTCGGATGCTTGCTGTTATACTCAGTTATCTGGTCCCACATCTTCCCGTTGGGAGTGAGACGCCTTGTCAGCATGTGCGGCTTGACAACGAGTTCATCACCATCCCGCATGTGCAGTTTGTTCCAATTCGGTTTCCAATCACCGCTTCTGAATGTCGGAGCATATAGGAATTTCCTCGGCTCTGTTGCAATCATTTCAGCTTTGAAATAAGCGTCAGTCCTTGGCATGCCTGTTGGTATGATTTGCGACTCAGATATGCCTATCAGCTTTGCCGCTATAGGAACGATATCCTTGCTTGAAGCAATCGCGTATGTTACCAAACTCGGGTTCTTGAAATACGGATGCGGTTGGTCTAACCCATACGTTTTGCAAGCACCCATACCATGCCAAATGAACAGACATTTACCCACGGTGTCTACTGGCAATTCGTCAGAAACTTGCAGACTATATCGGCCAGAATGAAGGTCGTGTACATCGCAGAATCTCGCGAAACGTTTTTCGCCGTCATATGCATCGTATACTGCTTTCAAGTTCTCTGCACGATTTAGTTGCCTATTACTTGTGAAGAGGACGCAAGACATTATGCTCCAGTTGCTCCAGTAGCGCCCTCAGCACCGATAGTTCCTGCTACTACACCGCCAGCGTACTCAACAAGGAACTTGATGCCGCTCATTACGAGGGATTCGACCTGTGCTCTGTTCTCTGTTGCATAGCCGGAGTTGATGCCGATAAAGCCGGACTCATCAGCTGTGCAGCCGAGAGCCTTCATTGCGTCAGCGTTAGCACCAACATAGTACATGATGATGTTGTTCTTAGCTGTGCTGAATGTGCTTCCCTTATCAACCTGTGATGTCAGGATAACTGTGCCGAGTCCGAGGAAGTCCTCAACGTACTTGAGACCGAATGCGGTCTGTGTAGTGATCGATGCAGTTGCGAGATAGTCAGATACATCAAGCGGATTCACAAAGTGAACAGGCTCGATCGCATCGTCCTCAAACAGCACCTGCAGGTTTCCCCAAGCCTTAGCAAATACTGCCTGAAGGTTTTCGCCGGTAACTTCTGTTGCATCATCGATATCTGCAAGGCTTCCGAAAAAGTCTGTTCTGATGCCCTTCTGAACGTCCTTAAGAAGTGCTGCGTCTGTCTCAACTACAGCCTCTTCATATCCGCTCTTGAGAATAGCCTCAGCTGTAGCGGCCTTTCTCCACTTCTTGAGTGTGATGGTTCCTACAGGATATGCCTTTCTCTCATACTTGCTCAGTGGGATGATTTCGCCCTCTGCTACTGTTCCGTCGTTTACAAGCTGACCCTCAGTCTTGTAGTACGAAAGTGTGGTTCCCTCGATCATCTCGATCTTTCTTGTTACTCCCAGCACTTCGAGGAGCTTTGGGAGAATCGAATTACCGAACTGTCTTACGAAGTCAACCTCTCTGACCTTCTTCATCTGAGCGGTTGTGATTACATTAGTTTCTGCCGAATTTGTTACATTTGTTGCCATAATTATTTATTCCTTTCTCTTAGATGCCGTACAGCTCATGGTTCTCAGCCATCGCTTTCTGCCGTGCGGCTGTGTCCTTGATCGCATCTATTTCCTCGATGGTCATCTTCTTGTCGCCGTGGTTGTTTGCCGGCGGAGTCTCAGTATCGGCTCCGGTCGTCTTTGTTGTAGCGACGAATCCCGACCACTCCGACTTGATACTTTCGACCACGCTGTCAGCGTCTTTGATGTTGCCGTTGTCATCAAGTTCGATATCGTCAAAGTCAGTGATCCTGACTATGTCGTTGTATCGTTTACCGTTATCGGTGTCCTTGACTCCGGCTTTCTTCAGAAGCGCCTTGTATGCATTGACCTTGCTGGTCTTTACCTTGTCAGCGTCAACGCCCTTTTTGTAGTCCTCAAAAGCCTGGTGCTCGCTCTCGTACTTTGCCTTATACGACTCATCACCATCCAGCTTTATCTGGAGCTTGTCACGCTCCTTCGTCATCGCATCCAGTTTCTTCTGGATCTCTGCCGCCGCCTCAGCATCTTCCTTGTACTTATCTCTGTCTGCTTTCAGAGAGTCGGTTACTTCGGTGTGTGCTTCGATGATCTGGTCGATCTTCGCGTCTTCGATATCGAGTGCCTTTAGATACTTTCTTGTAAGTGCCATGTTGTTTACCTCCATTTACTTCGGTCACATTGCTTTGTGATTAGGTGTTATATTGTCCAACCCCGTTGCTTCGGGTTTATTGGTAATAAAAAACCGCCCGGTGCTACCAACACCGAACGGTTATCAAAGGATACAAAATCCTTTATACAAGCATGTTATGCGTTCTCCAGTATCCGCTGAAGAATCTCTTTATATTCATCTATGTGTTCTGCGATAGCCGGCTTTATGAACGGACGCTCATCCATCTTTGATGTGCCTGTCTCAACGTAAAAGGCATACTCTGCGCCGGCTCCGACAGATGCGCTGTTATGGTCAGACTCACTCGCAATACTGTTTCTCAGTCGGCCCGTGCGCTTATATCCGCTTCTTGCCTCAGGCTGATCATACACTTTGCGTGTGACTTCTATTTTTGCATTAGCTTCACCCTTGAGCGCAATAGCCGCCATTGCCTTTGTGACAGCCGCGTCCTTCATTGCCAGCACTTCTGCTGAGTTGTCTGTTTCGAGTATGAAGTCTGCCATCAGTAAAACCTCTTTGTATCATATTCGTACAATTTGCCGATAGCTATGCATCTCTGCACCTCTGCTATGATCTCGTCTTCTGTCATACCGAGACACGCCATAAGAGGAAACTGCTCCCCGAACATTTCCCGATATTTATTCAGATATTCACTCAAACTCATGTCATACCTCACTTTACTGCATCGGCAACCATCCTCCTATATGCATCGACAGAGTTTGGAAGATACTTCTCAAGCACCTCCAAAGACTCATTACCGACTATGTGCGCTTGACTCATTTCTGCAAACGCCTCTACAGCAACATCTGTGCTTTTCCAGTAAGACTTACCATGTCCCCATCCGCACTGAATGTTGCCTTTTGTTGCCCCTTCAAGAATATCAGATATGTCTGCTATCTTCCAGTCACCACGTTCAGTTGCTTGAATGGCTCTTATCTCATCTTCAATTAAATTGTAAGCGTTCTGATTAACAACCTTCGGCATGTAATACTTCGCTTCTGCCGGCTTGACTTTCTTCGAAAGTATATCTTCGACAGTACAGTTATTCCTTACCGCAAGGCTTTCAAGACTCATTAGGCTGTAGTCGCTCAGCAGTTTCTTTTCTTTCAGCCAAGCAATGTCTGTTGCATGTTTTTTCAGCCCGGCCTTTAGTTCTGACTTGATGCCATCTACCCAAGCACCGACCTCATCCTTGATTGTCTTTGAGAATTCGCCATTATTCCACGATGTTGAGTAGAAAAAGAATCCACCCTTCTCCGACGCCAGCATACTATCCAATGCGTGTCCTGATTCGTGATAGAATGTTGAAAACGCTTTTCGCATACTGCTATCCACACTATCTCTCTCAGCATTCCAAGATATGGACCTGAAAGAGCAATACGCGCCGCCCTTGCTGTCATGATTCAACACGCCAACGCCATCAATGTGGCTCTGGAATAATGTCTTCGTGTCAGAAGCAGGGCTTGCGTCCAACGCATCAACTATCCCATCGTAACGTTCTCTACCAACAGCCTTCGCAATCTTATTATCATAATTGCGGACGGTCTTTGTGCCGGTATCGGATCTCTTTACGGAAGGTTTATCTTTTTTATCCAACGCATGTACCCACTCGTCGTAGTCCATGTTCCAGTTGTCTTCCCACGCGCCTCTGCCGATATCTGACAGGTCGATGCCGTCTACCGACAGCACATCAGCTACCAGAGTGCATCTGCAGTTATAGACCTCTGCAGGATCGCCGTCCGGATCGCCGGGGAACATCAGGTTCGGCGCGAACTCATCCTTGATAGGAATCGTCATGCCATCATATATCCTATGAGTACGACGTGTGTGGTTGTCGTGTGCCGCAAGCCACGTCTTGCCCATCTTGATTCCCATATCCTCAGCACGCTTGTAGCTGTCCATGCGTCCGGCATTCTCTGCAGATGTGGTCATCGTCCTTGCCGCTCTGTAATGGCTGTAGGCGTTCTTTTCGCCCACAGCAACAGCAAGCCTCTTTGATATCTTCGGTATGCTTTCGCCCTGCAGTATGCCCTGCGTCATTACCGACTGCACCTGTTTGTTGTTCCACTTCTTCAGCTCGCCCCTGCGTATCTTGTCGGATGTCTTCTTACCCGGTGGCGGCAGCAGCTTCGGGTCATCCTTAATCAGCCTTGCTACCGTGTCCTTGTTGTACAGAGAAAAGCCTGTGTCTATCCGCGTGCCCTTCTCGACCTCATACGTGCCATAATTGTAGTTCAGCGCATACACATCCATCTTGTGCTCTGTGATAAGCCCCGATGCTACCTTGTCGGCCTCCATCATCCTCTGTGTCAGCTCATCCCTCTGAGCCTTCCACTTGTCTGACAGAAGAATCTGTTTCTTTCTCCAGTCTGTATAGTCCTTCTTAGAGATCTCCCCAGACTCCCAAAGCGCCCGCATCTTATCGTCGTTCTTTTGATAATTCGCAAGCCACTTGTTCATGGATGCTTCTACCTCACGGGCAGCCTGTGCATATTCTTTTCGGATCTTTTTCTCAAGGCCCTTAAGCATTTTGTCGGTCTGCTCATGTCCGTAGTCCATTCTATGCCTCTATCTGTTCATCCGTCGGTTCTTCTTCCGTCTCTGTTGTTATCCTCTTCATATCATCTTCGTCTATGTCTTCCAGCATTTGCTCTGCCTTGTCTCCATCACCAAGTATCTCGAGTATCTTCTGTGTCACGTAGTCCTCGGACAGATACGGTGCCGCCTGGATCAGAACCTCGATGAGCTCCGTCTGGTTGATGATCTGTGACCTTGTGAATGTCGGCTCGTCATCAATGCCGGCTACAGCAAGTATGCCATCGATGAAGTCAATTATCTGATACTCGAATTCATCACACTTGTGGTCAAGGTCCTCATATGACGCTCTTATCTGTGTTGCTGTGGTAGCTCCTGCCGCTATGCGCTCAGTGTCGAGTGCCATTGCATCTTTGTATAGATCCTTATCGAGTCTGTCGAGAAGTTTCTCTCTGCTCTCCCACGGTGCCTCGATCGTGTGGCTCTCGGCTGATGCTCCATTGTCCTCAACAGTTGCCGCGTGTATCGTCCTTATGCGCTCAACGAATTCTGCCAGGTCGACCTGATCCATACCGCCCGCATTGTTGATAGTCCAGTAAATGAGCGATGCTTCGTCTACCGAATTTGCAAATCCGGATTTGATGAGATCGTAACAGTCTATCTGCTCTCTGAGTCCCACTATCTCGCTCTGATGCTCTGGATTAGCCCACAGCGGTACAATCGGAAACGTCGGATAGTTCTGCCCGTCTATGATCTCGTCACCATCAGCCTCTGTTGATGCTATAGTCTGCAGATAAGGTTTTCTGTTTGTATCGTCCTTTGTGGATTCTTCTTCCATGTCCCAGACGTACTTTGTATAACCCTCTATCTCGTACAGCGTTGCCCTCAACGGCTTTGTCTCGTCTATCTGCCAGAACCTTGCACCAGCTTTTAGTGAGCCATCCATCTCGTCATAAAGCGGTGCAAATTCGAGAATGCTGAATACATCGACGTGGTCCTTGTTGAAGAATCCGAACGCCACCTTTCCCCAAAGCGCCTTTGTCGCTGCGTCTACCACTCTCCTGTCAAACGACTTGCCTTTCGTGCCGAGTGCTTCGCCTGTGTTCTCATCGTTCCATGAAACTCCATTACCCAGCAAATGCGATACTTCCTGCACAATAAAACGCTTGAAGTGTCTGCAAGCCATTTTGTAGTTCGGGGAATAATAGTCCGGTACGGCTTCGCCAGTCACCTTATACAGTACCTTCTGGAACTCCCGTATGGTCACATTTTTGTGGCAATAATACTCATATGCGTCTCTGGCTACCTTGTAGTCATTAGAGCCTTTGTGTTCTTCGATGAGCCTACGAACGAACTCTTTTCGCTTAACCTCGTTCTCGCCCACTTCCAAAAAGTCCTGATACGTCAGCATATTGTTCCTTTCATGCGCTTGTACTGCTCCTGTCTTTCTTCCGGCCCATGTCTCTGATGAGACTTGCGAGGCTGTCAGGGCAGTCATCGTGCTCCGCGTCCTCGTTGTAGTCGCAGATCTGTTCTATGTATTTCGGGTCTGTACCCTCAACAAAAATCACGTCAGGCCACTCGTGCTTTAGTATCGAGCTGATCTTGACGTGTTTGTTCTGTGTCTCGTGATATGTTGCTACTCTTACGCCTCTGCGCTTGAATTGCTTTGCGACATAACCCTTGTCGGCATTCAGCTCCATGCGCAGCTTATTGGCCAGCAGCTTGTTGTGTGCGTTGATAACGTCATCCATGACATCATCAACGTGCTTCCTCCAGCATCTGCCATACACATAGTATTTGCCATCGTGTATGGCAAGTGATGAGAACGCTGTGTAGTCTTCTCCGTAGTATGCGGCATCAAGCTGACTTTCGCCCTGCATCGCCATCTCGAACGGTGCGCCGGTCTGCGGATCTGTGAACAGTACATCATCTGATGCGATGTGTCTCAATTCATAGTTGGCTGCGAATTCACCCTTTGTGGTGCGCAGTTTCTTCTCAGCTATCATCGCCTCGGTCATTATGCCGGTGCTGTAGCAGTCAAATTTCTCAGGCTCCGGCATGATCTCGAACGCATCATTCAGATGCCACGGTGTACCCGTGTTGAATATCCTGCCGGTGCCGAGCATCTTGACGTTGTTCAGCTCGCGATAGAACGTCTTTGTCTTCTCGCGCTCTGCCCTTGATGCTCTGTCCTTTATGTTGATGATGTCGTCGGTAAAGATAAAGTCGTAGTGCTTACCTGTTACCGATGATTGCGTACCGACACCGACAAGCTGTGATGTTCCCTTAATGTCCGTTGTAAGGTTCGTGCTCAGCTCGTTGCTATTATCTACGGTCAGTTCCAGCTTCTTGCCCCATATACATTTAACGAAGTACTGTGTCTTCGGATGAAGCAGAATGTTCTTGACCTGCTTCACGATCTCCTTTACGTCTGTGTCTGTCTTACGGCAGAACAGCGTCCTCTTATTCGGCATCAAGATGATAATCAGCGCCAAAGCAACAGACACACAGGTAGTCTTGTAACTGTTCCTGTGTGCCTGTAGCGTCCTGTCATCCTTTGCCGTGAGCATTTCTCTTATCCAATGATTGTGCAATTCACCTAGATCATTGAACCCAAGCATATGCCCAAATTTATAAGGCTGTGCCAATAAGAAGTCGACAGCCTGTTTTCTTGTCAGCACTAGATATCAGCCTCCGTTATCTGCGCTGCAAGTATCGGTTTCTTCAAAAGCATAAAGCCCTGAAAGACAAAAGCCTTCTGCCCATGATCATTCCCTGTATTCAGATATTCAAGCAGCGCGTTCTCGTCTCTCATTATCTTTTCGGCTATTTCATCAAGGGTATCGCCCTCATAAACAAGGTCGTGCTCGATATGCGCGGCACCCCCCCCCCCAGAATTTTTTGAGC